CACCGGCTCCACAACTTCAAGTACCGATGCCACCTCCCACCCCGGCACCGGCACCTGTCGCGCAATCCACGGCTCCGAATCCGGGGCCCGTGGATCGCTCTATGTATGCGGCAATGTTTCCCAACGACGTTGCTTCGAGTTTGATTCGTCAACAGGGAATTGGAAGCTTGATGGGATAATGTTTTACAATATATTTAACGAGATACGATACATGGCTACAGTAAAAGAGGCGCTAATTCGCTTGGAAACACACGAAAAAGAATGTTTGGTGCGATACACCAACATCGAAAAAAGATTAGATCACGGAAAAGCTAAAATGGATAGGCTTGAGCTAATGTTGTGGGGCGTGTATCCTTTTATTTTAGGTGCTATTTTTATATCAAAGATGTTTTAGGAGAGATTTATGTCAGACGGGACTATCAGTATACCAACATGGGCAATGCCTTTTGTTATTAGCGGCCTTGGCGTAGCTATTGCTTATGGATCTTCCATGGCTCAAGCAGATGCCACTAAAGCAGAAGTAAAACGAATAGAAGTGATTGTTAAAGAAACAGCAAAGCAAGCAACTGAAAACGGGCAAGCTGTTGCTGTAACGGAAACTAAGGTAGATGCNATTGTAGAAAGCTTGGCAAGACAAGAAAAAATACAAGAAAAAACTAACGAACAAATTCAAGCGTTGGTTGCGGCATTATTGGCTAAAGGATGAAACAAATAGCATTCGCGCTTGTGTTTTTTATGCAAGATGGGAGTGTTGACGAATCCTTAACTAGGTTGTATGCAAAAAAACATAACTGCCTATACATTTGCCAAGAGCTATCCAAGTCATCTATAAACTACACACCGATTAAGTGCACTTGCGAGGTGCGCTTTGTTGATGCTAAAACAGTTCTAATTCGATGAGAATTTTAGTTTTTGCATTAATGGTAGAAACATTGAACGCAGGGGTGGTGGTCGAGACAGAAGAGTTTGGACTTTTTCGGGATATACATCGATGTACGTATTTTAGCCGAGCTATATCGATGCAATCAAACGGCCAATGGGAAATCCCTATACGAAGTTTTTGCAAGCCTATGTGGCTAGACAAAGATACAGACAAAGAGCTCTTTTAAATGAACGTATCTATGCAAGATTGGAGTTGGGGTAGCGATACATGGAAGGGTTTATTTTTGGCGCTTATTCCTTTTTTTTGGACAATCTATATAGTAATTACTAGATAAAATTTATTATAAATATTTTCGCACAGAGGAACATGGATATGGCAGACCTTACTAAAGCTCAGACAAAAAAAATGATTAAAGAGTTGAAAAACGCATCTCGGCTTCACGCTAATCAGGCAAAAACTTTAGAAAAAACTTTGAAGAAAATCAAGAAAGCCAGTTCTTAGTGTTTTCACCGAGCACTTGACCTGCTAAATTTACTTTGTTCCGCAACGCCTGTAATATTTTTTCATCAATCGTGCCCGGCGCAACTAGATCTATGTACGTCACTGCTTTCTTTTGCCCTATTCTATGCGCACGATCCTCAGACTGTAGCCTTATCTCCAAGTCATAGCTGTTACTGTAATAAATGACCGTGTTTGCTTCGGTCAGAGTAATGCCGTAACCTCCTGTTTTTGGTTGCCCTACAAAGAATCGTAGTTCAGACTCGGGCTTCTGAAACTCCTCTACAATGTTTTGTCGTTCATCTTGTTCCGTATCTCCATAATAAGTAGCCACGGCTCCCGGTCCAAATTTATCTTGCAAACTTTTAGCTATCTCTTTGATATCATGCGTGTATGAAGCCCAGATAATAACTTTTCCCTGTAGCTCGTCTGTAATTTCCAAAAGTTCTTTCATTCGGTTGTTTGGTAATAACTCTATTTCTCCATCATCTGGTTGCAAAAATCCGCAACAGATTTGTTGTAACCTCATAATTTGCGTTAACACACTAGCGGTCGTAGCAAGCTCTCCGCTTTCTAGTTTAGCAAGAGCTAGCTTTTTCATTTGGTTATAAACCCTAATTTGTTCGTCAGTAAGGGTAATGTCTCGACGTATGTACAACTTTTCTGGTAAGTCTAAACAATCTATTTTAAGCACTCTGTTGCTAAACTTATCTAGTTTCTCGTTAAGCTCATCTAACCGACGGTAACCCGTAATTTCTTGAAAACTACGTTGTCCCATCACCCGGCGTTGCACAATCGAGTACCGACTTTGAAATGCAAAGTAACTATTAAACCCTAAAGCCTTGTCTGTCAGAAACAAGCACTGGCTAAACAAATCCATTGGGCTTTTTGTGATCGGACTTCCGGTTAGTATCCTGCGATACTTGCTTATCTTATTCATTCCTATAATGTTTTTAGTCCGTGCGGCTTGTCTGTTTTTGATTGTGGTCGACTCATCAACAATCACTAGGTTTTGTGGGTTTTTGTTTAAAAATTCGTAACCTTTTCGTGCGGCTCTCGGCGTTGAAAAAGCTTCTGTGTTCATGACAAATATTTTAAGATCCTCGTGATCTCTGTATATAAAATCGTCTAACTCATCGTTATATTTTCGTGCAGAACTAGGTGTCCAACGTAAGATAGATTTCTCTATGCGGTCAGGCACGTGCGTGGGTATCTCACCACGGATCCAATTGTCATAAACTCCTTTTGGAGCTATGACTAAACATGCTTTTATCTTTTTTTCTTCGTACAACATAGACATTGTGTCTAACGCTACTTTAGTTTTACCCGTTCCCATTTCCATCAATAAAGCGTAAAACGGTTTGTCCCACGAGTCCGATAATGCTTGACGTTGGTGTGCAAAAGGTTGCGTTTTGTACTCAAAATTATTTATTTTTTGCATTTAATAGATTTCTCCTTGACATGCCCGAAGTATAAGATAATATATGGCTTTGTCAAGACCCGATAGGTGTCTTTAATAACGATGGAGAAAACGCGATGAACGACATGTTAGAAATGATGGAGGAAGATTTTGTCAAGAATCTTGCAACATCTGTAGAAAAACTCGATCAGGAGGGCCTTAATTCTGTGGCCGGCATTGCTCGAGCGATCCGTAGCAAAGAGGATATCATCTCGCATCTTGAGCAAGAACTCAAGGAGCAAAAGAAAGAACTTCTCAAACTTACGGATGAAGATATGCCCGCGATGCTTGCGGAAATAGGCATATCAAAATTTTCACTAGACGACGGATCTGAAGTCATAGTGAAGTCAACTTACGGGGCATCAATCCTAGTCGACAATCGTCCTCAAGCCTTTGAATGGTTACGAGATAAAGGTTACGACGACATCATCAAGAACACTGTTGCATGTCAGTTTGGTCGTGGAGAAGACGATAAAGCGAGTGCTTTTGCATCCTTTGCAGAGAAAGAAGGTTTCTACGCAGAGCAAAAAACTGAAGTACATCCGCAAACCCTGCGAGCGTTTGTCAAAGAACGTGTTGAGGCAGGAGACGAGTTTCCGATGGAATTATTCGGAGCATGGGTTGGGCAAAGAGCTACTATAAAGAAAGGTAAAATCTAATGGCAGAAGCAAAATCAGTGGCGCAAGCCAAAAGCAAAGAACTATCCATGGACGTAACTTCGTTGTTTGAAGAAGATGCGGGCTTGGGTATGGAAAACATGGGACAGGAAGATTTAGCATTACCGTTCCTTAAAGTTTTATCAGGCAATGATCCTTTATTGGATGATTTAGAAGAAGCCCGTAAGGGCGACATTGTCAACACAGTAACAAACAAGGTTTACAAGGGCGGTAATGGCGTTACGGTAATTCCTTGTGCATATCAGCGTCGGTTTATCCAGTGGAGTCCACGTGGCGAGGGCAGTGGAGCGCCTATCGCAATTTACGATCCCTCGCAAGAGCGACCGAAGACCGAGCGTTCTGCTGATGACAACAAAGAGTATGTTGTCGGTGGTACTGGGGATTACATAGAAGAAACGCATCAGCATTTCGTTGTGGTGCAAAACGATGATGGTTCTGCCGAGACTGCATTGATTGCAATGAAGTCGACGCAACTGAAAAAGTCACGCAAGTGGAATTCCATGATGCAATCTGTACAAATGCAGGGCAAGAATGGACCATTCAATCCACCACGTTTCAGTCACGTGTATCTTCTTAAAACTGTAAAGGAAGAAAATAGCAAGGGCAGTTGGCACGGTTGGGAGATGAGTCGTGTAGAGCCTGTATCTGATAAGGGTACTTACGTTCGTTGTAAAGAATTCGCTGAGAGCATTACGCTTGGCGAAGTTGTCGTCAAGCATTCAGATGACAGTGAAAATAGCGGAAGCAACTCTGTTTTTTAAAAGTTGTATGTAAGACGAGGGGCGGCAGAGGCCGCCCTTTTTTACCACTTAGGGATAAAGGCACGTGACGATGATTGAAAAATTCATGACCATTTTTGATGGTCTGCAAGAAGCCTACGGTACATTCAAGATAGAAAAACAGGCCGCCAATGGTAAGGCGCAGGGTAAAGCGCGATTGGTCCGCGAACCACGCACAAAAATATTGTGGGAACATCATCTAGTTGGAAAAAATGGAATAGGCATAATTCCAATCAATGAACATAATGATTCAAAATGGGGTTGTATTGATATAGATCAGTACCCTCTCGATCACAAGTTGTTAGTCGAAAAAATTAAAAAATTAAAATTACCTTTGATTGTGTGCCGCTCTAAATCTGGCGGTGCGCACTGCTTTCTATTCACTCAAGATTGGGTAGAAGCTAAGGATATGCAAAAGACCTTGCAAGCTATGAGCGCGGCGTTGGGATATGGTGAGAGTGAAATATTCCCAAAACAAGTCAAGCTTCACCTCGACCGGGGTGATGTCGGTAACTTTCTAAACCTTCCTTACTTCAATGCAGAAGAAGGTCTACGTTATGCAATAAAAGATGATGGAACCTCCGCTACACTTCAAGAGTTTTTTGATATGTACGATGCACGTGCGCAGACTTTAGAACAACTGCAAGCTTTGCAGGTTGTGGATAACTCACAGTCTTCTTTGTTAGCGGATGGTCCACCGTGCTTACAAATACTGTGTACCAATAAAATCTCAGAGGGAGGGCGAAACAACGGGTTGTTTAACATTGGTGTTTATCTGCGCAAAGCATATCCAGATTCGTGGGAGGCGGAGGTTCTTAGTTATAACATGCAGTACCTTGTTCCCCCTCTGCCGTTGAATGAGGTTAATCTAGTTGTTAAACAACTGCACCGTAAAGATTATGCCTACAAGTGTAATGATGCTCCAATCAATTCACACTGTAACAAAGAGCTTTGCCGAACTAGAAAGTACGGCGTGGGTGCGGCAATACAGGGCGCGTCCATTGCAAACCTTAGAAAGTATGATTCTACACCTCCGGTTTGGTTTATGGATGTTAACGGCGAACCTTTGGAGCTTGATACTGAAGGGTTGATGAGTCAACCGGTCTTCCAAAAAGCATGTATGGAGCAGTTAAACTTTATGCCGAGATCCGTACAGAAACAAACATGGGAAAGCCGCATTAGTGCTTTGCTTACCGACATGAAAGACAACGAGTCTGCAATTATCGAAGTGGCGCAAGATGCCAGTTCAGCAGGACAGTTCTACGATTACTTAGAAGAGTTCTGTCGATTTCTACAACAAGCACAAGATAAAGAAGAGATCTTGCTCCGCCGCCCATGGACAGATGATGAGACAAACCTTACTTATTTTAGGTTGCGGGATTTTGAAAGTTTTTTATCTAAAAACAAATGGTTTGTATACAAGAGTCACAAGATTGCGCAGAGGTTGCGCGACATTAACGGGGAGAGCACGGTGTTAAAGATAAAAGGTAGGTCTGTACGGGTTTGGTCAGTTCCGGCATTCGAGTCAGCAGACATTGATATCACTACGCCGAAATTTGGTGGACAAAATGAGGTTCCATTTTAATGAAAGAAATAGCAAGAAACCAAGAGATTTACAGGTTGCGTGTTGAAGAGCACATGACCCTAGCGGCAATAGGAATAAAGTATAACCTAACTCGAGAGCGTATTCGGCAGATAGTCAATCAGATGAAGACTTATGTTTAGGATATTTGGGCCTCCCGGTACAGGCAAAACCACTACTTTGCTGAACATGGTAGACGGTGCTCTTGAGTCAGGCATACAGCCCATGGACATTGCTTTCCTAGCGTTTACCAAAAAAGCCGCAACAGAAGCAAAAGAGCGGGCCGCCGCACGATTTAATCTAGATCCTAAACATGACCTATTTAACTTCCGTACTCTGCACAGTCTAGCGTTAACGATGTCCGACATACGCGGGGATCAAGTTATGCAGAATGAAAACTACAAGGAATTATCTAACGTCACGGGGGTCAGTCTATCTGGATCCAACAGTTCTAACTTTGATGATGACCTGCCTAGTGTTAATAAATCAAGTGATCCGGTGTTAGGTGTGATTAATTTAGCAAGACTGCGCAAGGTACCTTTGAGAGATCAGTACAATGTTAGTCGGCTCGAGGAGTCTTGGAACTTAGTTAACTATGTGGATAAGTCTTTGCGCGAGTATAAGCAAAGGTTTGGCTTGTATGATTTTACTGACATGCTCGCTGTATTTGCGGAGCATGGAGATAGGGTATGCCCAAGCTTTAAACTGACGTTTTTAGATGAGGCACAAGATTTATCACCATTGCAATGGGATATCGCTCATATGCTAGATCGAAAGTCTGACAAGATGTATTGTGCAGGAGATGATGATCAAGCTATTTACCGGTGGGCAGGGGCAGATGTCGATCAGTTTATTAACCTACCCGGAGGTTCTGAAACCTTATCACAATCTTATCGCGTACCACGCTCAGTTCACCGTATTGCCGAAGGCGTTGTAAAAAGAATTAACCGACGTTTTCCAAAGAAGTATGAGCCCAAGACAGAAGAGGGTATTGTGTCTCGTATATCAACCCTTGCATCTGTAGATATGGCAGAAGGATCATGGTTAGTGTTATCGCAAGCAGGATACCTTTTACAGCCCGTTGTGGCAGACCTCAAGGCAAACGGTTACCTTTTCAACTATCGCGGCCACCGGTCCATATCTTCGCGAATAAGCGATGCTGTGAATGGTTGGGAACAACTGCGTAAAGGTAATCAAGTTACTGGTGAAGTAGCACGTAAGATATATGGGTTTATGTCTATCAAGACTCGCATTACGCGGGGCTTTAAAAAGCTTCCCGGGTTACTGGATGAAGACCTTGTTACATTGGGACAACTGCAAAGCAATCACGGGTTGCTAATTGACAATGATTTAATCTGGCACGAAGCTATGGACAAATTACCCGAGACAGATCGGGCTTACATCATTGCAATGTTGCGCAGGGGTGAGAAGTTTAACGGCGAGGCCCGCATCACAGTGTCCACGATCCACGGGTCAAAAGGCGGCGAAGCTGATAATGTTGTATTATTCACGGATCTGTCCCCGGCGGCAGATGATGAGATGAGAATGAATCCAGATGATATGCATCGGGTCTTTTATGTGGGTGTCACTCGCACAAAGCACACTTTATTTATTGTCGAACCTGAAGATATGAGCAGAAGTTACGAACTGTAAGGAGGATACAATGTTAAGAGCAGATGGTTACAACAGTGCAATTATGGGTATCGTTCAGAGATGCGGTCAGGATCCTGTAATCTTGTATGACACCGACAAGATAATACAAATCTTGGTTTACGATGACGGCATGAGCGAAGATGAAGCCATAGAATATTTTGAGTTTAATATTTTAGGCGCGTGGGTAGGAGATGAAACACCTGCATTTTTCTCGAAGTCTAGCCTTGCTGAGTTAGAAGAGATAGGGGATGTTCTGTGAAAAGCCAAGAAATAATTTATGAGGGAATTAACTTGCAAAACACAAAAGATGAAATGATTTCGCAACCAGATCATTACGCGGACTCTGAGATAGAATGCATTGATGCAATGGTTTCTGCATTTGGTCAAAAGAATGTAAAAATTTATGCGGAGGTTGCCGCGTTTAAATACATTTGGCGAATGAATCGCAAACATCAAAGCTCTGATCAGGATAAAAAGAAAACAATCTGGTACCTGCGGTACTCCATGGGCGATGACCCAAGGAAAGATTGATGTTCTTGTACAGTTTTTTAATCTTTTTAGATTGCTTGGTGCTCGTGCTGTTTATACAAAACATAATTGATATCCGTCGATTACTCAAAGAGAGGAAGGACAAATGAGTTTACAAATGGCTATGTTTACTCCGAAGACAGAATGGATTCCACCGATGGAATTGCCCGACTTAACAAGTGCTACGCGCATAGCAATTGATGTTGAAACAAGGGATCCTAATCTTAAAACCAACGGACCCGGATGGCCAACTGGCGACGGCGAGGTTGTGGGTTATGCCATTGCGGTTGAAAACTGGTCAGGTTACATACCTATCCGGCATCAAGGCGGCGGTAATCTCGATGAGCGCATCGTCAACAAGTGGCTAAAAAAAGTGTTTGAGTGTCCGGCAGAGAAGATCATGCACAATGCACAGTATGATCTGGGTTGGATTTACA